GAGCTCGACGACCTGGCTGAGCAGTACCACGCCCGGCAGCGCCGCCGCCGCGTGTCCGCTGTCAGCGCCTGACCGTGGGTAGGTCGCGGCGTGGGACGCCGAGCCACGGCCCCCGCTTCGGCGTCACCCTGTGGTTGACACCCGTCCGCGCGGCCGCGACACGCTGCACCAGGGCCGGTCTTTGACAGCGGTGTGCGCCGTGATGGAACATCTGTGCCAGCGGGCGACGTGTACCCGCACCAAGCCCCGTAGCCACAGGCCCGGGGCTTTCTCGTTCCCCAGGCCGGGCTCCAGGTGGGGCAACCTGTAGCTGACTCGCTCGCTGGTCGGATCGGCTTCGAGCCCGGCCTGGTCACAGACACCAGCACCTCGAGGTGAGCACGATGGCCACCACTACACCGACCACGCCGGCCACGCCGAGCGACCCGAGGCGGACCCGAGCGTGGCGCAAGCTGCGCGACCAGGTCGTGCTCGAGGACCCCGAGTGCCAGCTGCGCCTGGCCGGCTGCACCAGGCTGGCCACGACGGCCGACCACATCAAGCACTACACAACGCACCCCGAGCTGGCGATGGAGCGCAGCAACCTCCGCGGCTCGTGCGAGACGTGCAACAAGAAGCGCGGCAAGAAGACCGACGAGGAGCTCGGCGCCGCCCGGGACGCAGCAGCCCGACCACGGGCGCTTGACATCTTCCGGCGCCTCTGAGTCGAGTGCGCACCCGGGAGCCGCCCTAGCTGACCTTTTCCCGCTGCGCCGCTGGCCCGCGTCGACCGCCCAAACTGCACCGGGTCCGGAGTCGCCCGGGTCCGGCCCGCAGCCGGAGTGGACGACTCGCCACGGCCCCGGTGCGGTGCCTGATTCCGCTACGGTGCCAGGCGTGGACGACTTCCTGAAGGTGGTGGGCGCGGCCGTGGCCGTCCTGGCCTCGCTCGCCGCCGTCGCCCTCGCCATCGACCAGTTCACCCTGCGCTCCCGGCTGCGGAAGACGGAGGAGTGGGCGGCCAAGGCGCTCGACGCGGAGGTCCACGACAACCGCCGCCAAGTCCTGGCTGGCATCCGCGAGGAGGCGACGGCGCGGATCGTCGCTGGCTTGCTGGTGCCGGTCTGGTATTTCGTCGAGCCGGTGGGCATGAGCGTCCTGGGGCCGTTCGTAGTGGCGACGGTGTTCCGTCTCGACGACCCAACCGCTGAAGCCGTCGCAATCGCGTTCGTCGGCTTCGCGGGCTCCAGCGTCGCTGGACGGCGCCTGGTTCACGTCCACGCCGAACGTCGCCGCGTCGCGTCGCGATTCCGCCGCGGCCTAGAGGTCGTCTCCCCGCGCGCATCTGGCCGGGACTGGATGGTCGGTGAGCACTACTCGGCCGAGTTGCTGCTGGGCTCGGCGCTCGCCCTCTGCACCTGCATACTCGGCGCTGGTGTCGGCTTTGCCCTGTCGGCGCATCAGTTCGGTGGCTGGCCGCTGGTCCTTGTCGTCGCCGGGCTGGTTGGCGCGCCCGCGGTGTGGAGCCTCGTCGACGCGCGGGCTGACCGCAAGCACCCAGCGCGCGACGCAAGCTGAGCGCGTAGCCCGCGTCGCTGACCATCGGCAGCAACCTCGACCGGGTGGGCGACCGGCGCGCGTCCCGGTGCGGCGCCTTCGGCGACGACGACGGCCCCTCGCGCGCGGGGCGCCACCTCTCAAAAAAACGCACGGGGTGGGGTGCCGGAGACAGCCCGGGGACCCGCCCTTTTTATCCCCCCGAGCGCCGTTTCCCCCTCCGGGACTGCAAGAAATCGCCCTTACCCCGGGGCTACCGATCGCCGACGGGAGGCGCCCGCATGACCGACCAGCGACCCGCGCCTCTGCGCGACATGAGCGTCCATCAGGTGCCGCTCGGCGACCTCGTCCTGTTCCCCGGCAACGCCCGCCGCGGCGACATCGACAAGATCGCCCGAAGCCTCGCCGCCAACGGCCAGTACCGGCCGATCATCGTGCGCCGCGAGACCGGTGAGATCCTCGGCGGCAACCACACCTTCCAGGCGGCCCGGCAGCTCGGCTGGGAGACCGTCCTCGTCACCTACCTCGACGGCCTGAGCGACGCCGCCGCCCGGAAGATCGTCCTAGTCGACAACAAGACCAACGACGCCGCCGGCTACGACGAGCACGCGCTCGCCGAGCTGCTCGCCTCGCTCGAGGGCGACTACGAGGGCAGCGGCTTCGACGACGGCAGCGAGATCGCCGAGCTGCTCGCCACCCTCGAGGGAGCGCCGGCGGCCCAGACTGACGTCGACGACATCCCCGAGCTGCCGTCCTACGACCCGATCACCAGCCGCGGCCAGGTCTGGGAGCTCGGACCGCACCGCCTCGTCGTTGGGGACAGCACCGACGCCGGCGCGATCGCCGCGGCGTGCGGCGGCCGCAAGGCGGACATGCTGCTCACCGACCCGCCGTACAACGTCGCCTACCAGGGCGGCACCAAGGACAGCCTGACGATCGCCAACGACTCGATGGGTGACGAGGCCTTCCGGGAGTTCCTGACCAGCGCGATGACCGCGGCCGCCGAGAACACGGTCGCCGGCGGCGCGGCGTACATCTTCTACGCGTCCAGCGAGACCCCGAACTTCCGCGCCGCCATGGTCGCCGGCGGCTGGCTCTACAAGCAGGACCTCGTCTGGATCAAGGACCGGTTCGTGCTCAGCCGGCAGGACTACCACTGGCAGCACGAGCCGGTGCTGTACGGCTGGAAGCCCGGCGCCGCTCACCGCTGGTTCGGCGGCTTCACCCCGAGCACCGTCGCCGACGACCAGGTCACCGACCCACGGAAGATGACGAAGGCGCAGCTGCTCGAGATCGTCGAGCAGGTCTACGCGGCCACGACCGCGACGCGCGAGCCGCGGCCGGCTCGCAACGAGGACCACCCGACGAGCAAGCCCGTCGACCTGCTGGTGCGCTACATCGAGAACAGCAGCCGGATCGGCGACCTCGTCCTCGACCCGTTCGGCGGCTCCGGCTCGACGCTGATCGCCGCGCACACCAGCAAGCGCAAGGCCGCGACCGTCGAGCTCGACCCGCGGTACGCCGACGTCATCGCACGCCGCTGGCAGGCGCACACCGGTGTCCTGCCGATCGACGAGCAGGGACACGCTGTCGACTTCCTCGCCCACCACCGGCTGTGGAGGGAGCAGGCCGAGGAGACTGGCTGATGCCCGCCGGCCGCCCGCCGAAGCTCGAGATCGACCACGAGCTGCAGGGCAGGATCATGACGTTCGTCCGCGCCGGCGCGTTCCCCGAGCGAGCAGCCGTCGCCGCCGGCGTCAGCGAGCGCACGCACTACTACTGGCAGGAGAAGGGCCTCGAGGAGCGGCAGCACCGCGAGAGCGGGAAGGCGCCGCGCAAGACCTGGCAGGTCTACCTCGACTACGTCGACGCGCTCGACCAGGCCGTCGCCGAGGCCGAGATGCTGCTGCTCGGCAAGGTCGCCCAGGGCGGCCCTCAGTGGAACGCCGCCATGACCCTCCTCGAGCGGCGCTTCCGTGACCGCTGGAGCCCCAAGCAGGCGGCGAAGCAGCCGGCCGCCACGCCGACGACACCGGCAGGGAACGTGACGCCGCTGCAGCAGATGGCCACGCGCCGGGAGCAGCGCAGTGTCAAGAAGACCAGCTGACCTCGACCCGCGCCGGCTCCAGGGCATCCCTCGGATCCGGCACGTCAACCTCACCGCCTCGAGCAACACCGACGACGCGTCGGACGCGATCTTCCTCGCCACGGGCTACGGGCTCATCCCCGACGAGTGGTGGCAGGTCGACATCCTCAACGCCTGGATGGCGCGCCGGCGCGACGGGAAGTGGGCCCACAAGAGCTGCGGCCTCGCGGTGCCGCGGCAGAACGGCAAGAACGGCGCGCTCGAGGTCCGCGAGCTCTTCGGCCTGATCGTCCTCGGCGAGTACATCCTCCACACCGCCCACGAGCTGAAGACCAGCCGTAAGGCGTTCAAGCGCCTGAAGCACTTCTTCGGGGAGAAGCGCGACGACCCGAACGCGAAGTTCCCCGAGCTCAACGCCCTGGTCGCCGAGGTCCGCAACACCAACGGCCAGGAAGCGATCCTCCTCAAGGACCTGTGGCGCGTCGACGGCGAGCTGGTCCGATCGATCGGCCGGCCCGACGGCGCGGACGACGACCTGCCCCACACCCGCGGCGGCCTGATCGAGTTCTCCACCCGAACCGGCGGCGGCGGCCGAGGCACCACCTACGACCTGCTGATCATCGACGAGGCCCAGCACCTCTCCGAGGAAGACCTCGCCGCCGTCCGACCAACGATCTCCTCCGGCGCGCTCGGCAACAGCCAGATCATCTACCTCGGGACACCGCCCGACCCCGAGAAGCTGTCCGCCGGCTTCGGCGAGGCCTTCACCCGCATCCGTAGCAATGCTGGCAAGACCAAGGGCAGCTGCTGGATCGAGTACGGCGCCCCGGACGGCCCGCGACCCGACGTCGACGACGTCGCCCTGCTCTTCGAGTGCAACCCCGCCCTCGATCGCAAGCACGGCAACGGCAGCCACGGCCTCGACCTCGAGACCGTGCAGGGCGAGCGAGCCGAGCTCGACCCCGACGACTACGCCCGGGAGCGCCTCGGTTGGTGGGGCAACCCCGAGGCAAAGAGCCACCGGGGAGTGATCGACATGGACAAGTGGCGCTCGCTCAAGGTCGCCGGCGACACGCTCCCCAGCCGCGGCCTCATCGTCGTCGACTGCTCGCCCGACCTTGAGTGGACGACCATCGCCGTGGCGACCGACGGCCCGAAGGACCGCCCCCTCGTCCTCGTCGATCGACATGAGGGCACCAGCTGGACCGTCGAGAGCGTCAAGCACCTCGTCCAGGAGCTCGACAGCGTCCTCGAGGTCGCGCTCACGCCAGCGGCCCGGGTCTTCACCGCGGCGCTGACCAAGGCCAGCATCGAGCACAAGGTCCTCAACCCCGGCGAGGTCGGCGCCGGCTGCAGCGCCCTGCTGCAGATGATCAAGGACGGCGAGGTCGCC